TGAGGCAAAAATTGACGAAGCAGCTATTCGTCAAGACGCAGTTAACGCAGAAAGAGCACGATGCGAAGGCATCCGTTCAGCTTGTGTTAAATCGAAAATGGAAAACACTTTCTCTGAGAGAATGATTTCCGAAGGTAAGACAGTTGACGCAGTAAGAGAGTTGATTATCGATGAATTAGCTAAGGCTGATGAAAGAACTGATACTAACTCTGTTAATGTTGCGGTTGGCGAAGATAACACTCGCAAGTATGTTAACGAAGGTATCACTGGTGCTCTTCTTAACAAGTACGACCGAAGAAATGAGTTAGACGATAACTCTAAGAAATACAGATCTTCTTCTTTGATCGATCTTGCCCGAATGTCTTTGGATGCTTCAGGAGTTTCTACTAGAAATATGGACCGTAACCAGGTTGCCAGTATGGCTCTTCGTTCTGCAGGTTACCATTCCTCTAGCGACTTTCCTTTGATCCTTGAAAACATCGTTACTAAAACTATGCAACGTGGCTACGAAGAAGCTCCTAGAACTTGGGGACCTCTTGCAAGAGAAGTTACTGTTCCAGACTTCAAGCAAGTTTCACGTGTTCATCTTGGAGAAGCTGCTCAGCTTGAGCAAGTTCTTGAAGGCGGAGAATATAAGCACGGTTCCATGAGCGAAAGAGCTGAAAAATATGCTATCAAGAAGTACGGAAAAATGGTTTCTGTAACTCGTGAAATGCTTATTAATGACGATCTTGCAGCTTTCACTAGAATCCCTGCTAAAATCGGTAAAAAAGCTCGCGACATGGAATCTGACCAGGTTTGGGATCTTCTTAAGAATAACTCTCAAGTTATGGCCGAAACAGGTAGCACTCTTTTTAACGCTGCTCATACTAACCTTAACGAAGGTGGTGCTGGAGCAATCTCAGAGACCACTCTTGCTGCAATGAGAACTGCAATGAGACTACATGAAGACCTAGGCGGCTCTAGCCCTCTTAACTTGTTCCCAAGTTGGTTGTTTGTTCCTGCAGGACGTGAAGTAGAAGCTGCAAAACTTCTTACTTCTTTGATTAGCCCTGACTCTTCTTCTAACGTTAACGTATTCGGTCAAATGGCAGACTTCAGCCTTAAGATGGCAGTAGAGCCAAGACTTGATGGCGGAACAAACCAGTGGTATGTGACTGCAGACATCGGTCAAACCGATATGCTAGAAGTCGCAAGACTAGCTGGCGAAGAGCAGCCAATGGTTGAAAGTCGTGAAGGCTGGAACGTAGACGGTGTTGAATTTAAGATCCGTCACCAGTTCGTAGCTCACGCTATTGATTACCGTGGTGTTCAGCGTAACGACGGCGTTTAATTAAAAATTTAACTTTGGAGTAAAGATAATGAGTAAATCACAAGTACAACGGGGAAATATCCTTGATTTAACAGCACCAGTTGGCGGAGTCGTTAGCGGCTCAGCTTATTTAACTGGAGCGATTCTAGGTGTAGCTCAAACTACAGCTGCAGTTGGCGAGATGTATGCTGCTTCTGTGTGTGGCGTTCACTCTCTTCCGAAAGAAGCTACTACTGCAGCTTTTACTGAAGGCGAGATCGTTTATTGGGACAACACTAATTTTCGTTTCGACGAATCTGCTTCAGGAAGATATCCTGCAGGCGTAGCTGTAAAAGCAGCTATTGCTTCTGATGCTTATGTCTCTGTAAGATTAGACGGTGTATCTCTAGTAGCGGTTCCTTAATATGAGTTTCCTCGCCAAGGCAGAAAAGCTACTTGATGTAGCTAAAAGAAACCTTGGCGAGGACATTCTCTATCGTCATGCGAGTGGTGGTAGCGTTTCAATTAAAGCTCTTTGGAATAACCAATATGAGCTTATCGACCCCGACACTGAAGCTCTGGTCTCCAGTAATCAACCACACGTCGGAGTTATATTAAAAGATCTTTTAGAGCCTCCAAAACAAGATGACACCTTGGAGTTCCTAGATAAAGTTTACAAAATTGTAGATATTCAGGAGGACGGACAGGGAGCAGCTCAGCTATTTCTGTTTAAATTATGAGCCTTGAAAGATTACAAATTAGGAATACCTTAACCGCACTTCTCAAGGGAGCAACGGACGCAGGTGATAATGTCCATTCATCTCGCTCTATAGTTCAATTGCAGGAAAACCTCCCTGCAGTTCATGTATATACAAAATCGGAGACAGCGAAAGAATTTTCTAGAGCTCCGCGCTCATACATAAGAGGGATCTCCCTATCGGTAGAGATCCTGACATCTGATTCAGTTAACTCAAGTGCGGCTGACCAGGGAGATATTATTGCTGCTCAAGTTGAGAGAATAATCGAAGAACAAGATCAAGATTCAAACTCTACCCTCGGATGTTTAGTCGAAAAGATAGAGCTTTCAGGAGTTGATTTAGAATATGAAAGCGATGGCGATAGCACAATTAATGCTGTAAGATTATCGTATAACAGCGAATATGTGAGAGACGCTTCTATTGCTGGTCAAGACGACCTCGTAGAGGCTTTAAGAATAAAGGCAGAATACGACGTTGGAACAGCTGACGATCCTGACTTTGAAGCTACAGACACTATAAATTTGAGGCCATAAATGGAAAGAATTTTTGTAAAACCAGTAGAGGGACGGAGATGTAAAGATCCTGAAAACTACGAACTCTTACCAGTAAGAGGAAAAAGCGTAGTTAAGAATAGTTATTGGCTTAGAAGAGTCAAGGACGGGGACTGCATTGTAGCTGATAGACCTAGTGCGGTTGTAGCTACAAAAAAAGAGAGTAAAGTACGAAAAAGGTCGGTGGCTGCAGTAGTCGCTCCTGTAATCGATAATAATAAAACTTTGGAGGTCTAAATAATGGCTATCTCGTTCAACGGCATACCAACAACTTTGAGAGTCCCTTTTACTTACGTTGAGTTTGATAACTCAAACGCTCAGCAAGGACCGAGCGTTCAGCCTTACACCACTTTAGCAATGGGTCAAAAACTCGCTGCAGGAGCGGAAGCTGAACTAACACTAAAAACTATTACAAGTGAAGCACAAGCGATTGTTGCTTACGGACAGGGATCTCACCTTGCTCGTATCGCAAAATATTACTTGTCTAATAACCTTGTAACTGAACTAAAATGTATGGCGATTGACGACGCTGCAGCCAGTGTTGCTGCTAGTGGTAAGATTGCAATCGACGCTGGTACTGCTACTGCAGACGGAGCTCTCCAGATGTATATTGCTGGTCAAAGAGTTTCAGTTTCAGTCGCAAGTGGTGACGATCAAGACGCGGTATGTCTAGCTCTAGTAGCTGCGATTACTGCGATTGGCGATCTTCCAGTTACAGCTGCAGTTAACGGAGCAAACGCCAACGAGTGCGATATTACAGCTAAAAACAAGGGTCTCGTGGGTAACGAGATCGATGTTAGAGCTAACTACTATGACGACGACGCTCTTCCAGCTGGAATCACAGTAACTCTAACCGCAATGGCTTCGGGTGCTACTAACCCTGACGTTGCGGAAATAGTCGCTGCTCTTCCTGAAGATCAGTTCAATATCATAATTAACCCGTGGACCGATGCTGCGAACCTTGGAGCTTTGGAAACAGAACTTGCTGATCGTTTCGGTCCTATTCGTCAAAACGATGGATATGCGATTGCTTACAAGCTTGAAAGTCTTTCAAACCTACAAACTTTAGGTAACGGAAGAAACTCTGAGCATAGCTCAATTTCTGGTCCTGCTAAGTCTGCTCCGAATCCTTCTTACGAATGGGCAGCTGCTAAAGCTGGTCAAGTAGCTTTGGCTGCTCAGCAAGATCCAGGTAGACCTTTTCAAACACTAGGAATGGCGGGTATTCTCGCTCCAGCTGCTTCAGAGCAATTTACTTTAAGCGAAAGAAATATTCTTTTGTCTGACGGTATTGCTACCGATACAGTTGACTCTGGCGGAGTAGTTAGAATTGAAAGAGTTATTACAACTTTCCAAACTAACGCTGCAGGTTCTCCTGACACTAGTTTTTTAGACCTAAACACTCTTCTAACTCTTAGCTTTCTTCGCTATGACTTCAGAACTCAGATGCTTTCTAAGTTCCCACGTCACAAGCTTGCTGACGACGGTGTTAGAGCTGGTGCTGGTCAAGCGATTCTTACTCCTAAAACCGGTAAAGCGGAAGCAGTAAGAATTTTC